TCTGGCGAGAGCAGTGAGGCGTAGCGTGCAGCGTCACGCATGGTGGGGTTCGGATTCGTGAAAAATCGAGCCTGTTCCTGCGCGGCCAGTTGCTGCTGGCGTTGTTGCTGTTCTCGAGCAACTTGTTGCTGTTGCAAATCGGCCATTCCAGCGCCGAGCTTGAGGCCTTGCGTTGCCTGAGCAAATGGATCTGCGACTTGTGCTAGATAGTTGATTGGTTCCATGGTTCGCCTTTAAAAGTTCAAGCCAAGGTCTTGGTTGCCGTAGGCGAGACCAGAGCCAAAGCCAGAGGAGCCGATGGGGGTTTGTGAGAATTGGGCTTGCAGGCCTGAGCCTCCACCGCCACCAAACAATTGGCCAAAGCCACCTGCGCCTTGGACTGCACCAAAGGCTTGGTTGATGCCACCCGTGAGGGCGCTTTGCTGGCCAAGGATGCCACCGGCTTGGGCTTGGCCTTGTCTGCCCAAAAGGTTGGAAATGTTTGCACCTGTGGACATGCCAGCATTGCCAACACCGGCTGCTGCGTTCTGACCAAGGCTTGCGAGGTTTTGCTGTGTGCTTTGGCCAACGCTTGCCAGTCCGCCGAGGCGTTCGTATTGTTGATTGATGAGGCTGGAGAGCAAGGCTGGACGAAACTGAGCAAGTGCGCCTTGGACGTTTCCACCACGCAAGCCACCTGTAGCAGATGCGTTTTGGAGGATGGCGTTTTCGCCCTGCTGTTGCATGGCCTGAAACTGTGGGCTTGATTGCAATCCAGCAATGGCTTGCTGCTGTGCTTGTGGTCCTTGCAGACCCAAAAAGGCTTGCTGTTGGCCAAAGGCCTGCTCGCCAGCTTGGGCATATGGTTGAAGGCCTGTAATGCCGCCCCGCCCTGCTTCAACGTAAGGATTTAAAAGTTGTTGAATGGCGTCAAACTGTCGGCGCTGTTCGTCGATGCCGCCTTGGGCTGCTTGTTGTTGGGCTTGTGAGGCTTCACCAACTGCCTTACGCCCTTCGATTGCTCCGCCAAGACCTGCGCCTATTACACCGCCAAAGCCGGGGAGCACGGCATTTCCTACAGCTCCGCCCAGTGCGCTAAGTAAACCCATAAAACACCTCAATATTCATTGGATGCCGCTGGTAGCATTTTCCTCAGCGGCTTGATTTTCCCACATTTTGACGAACCGTCAATCTTCCATTTCAAACTCGCGCTCTTCCCAAGCCTGGCAGGAGCGCAGGTCGTGGCAGATGAAGTCGAATTTGTTGCAGTAGCCACGGAAACCGGCATCGGTGTCCCAATCGTTGCGCGGGATGCGCTCCATCTTGGCCTGGGTCATGGTGCTGTTGTCGTAATACTCGCAGTTTGAGCAACGACGACGACGGGCTTCTTTCTCGTCCACTTGCATGGCCTTGCCCAGCGCGACCCAATACACCTTGTTGGCTGTGGGTTCGTTGCTGGGGTTTTCTGGGCCGAGCATCCAGTCGTCGATCACCACTTGGGTGTTCTTCTTGTTCTCGGCTGCGGTGATGAATTCCTCTTCGACCGGCAGGCCCATGAAGCCCTTGGGCATCATCATGAATTTGTCCATACTGTTTCTCCTTTAAGTGATTTCGCGGCCAGAGGCGCGGATGGTCAGCGAGGTGGCTGCGCTGGAGATGGTGGAAATAAAACTGCCAGGTTCGAGAGCCTGACCAACCAACTCTGGGCAGGTGTAGGTCTCATCGGGTGCGATGGCGCGAGTGTCCATGATCAAGTTGTTTGCACCTGGTGCGCCGCCACTTGTCACCAAGTTGACGCTGATCGTCACGTTACCTGCTGTGGTGTTGGTCACGGTAAATTTGTCAATGATGGCCTTGCAGTTCACGGCTGTGTACTGGGTAGTTTGTGCGTTCTCAGCCTGCTTTGCTGGGATTAGCACCTTGATTGTGACTGCCATAGTATTTCCTTATGTTGGCGCAACGTATGCGGTGATGATGCCATCGGTGAAGGTAAGAGACCCGTCTGTGCCGAGGGTTGTGAGCTTTGCCAATGCTGCTGTTCCAGAGATTCCGCCTGAGGTTGCTACGGTGATGGCGCCGGCTGCATTGGTGATATTGATGCCTGCGCCAGAGGTGAGTGTGGCTTTGGTCAGCGTGTTGCTGGTGCTGTTGCCAATCAGGAGCTGGCCATTGGTGAAGGTGCTTTGACCAGTTCCACCATTTTTTACTGGCAAGATGCCATTGACGTCGTGCTCTAGCTGGACATTGTTACGCACAGGGGCCAGTGCCAGCAACTCTAAAGCCTGAGCAAGCCTGGTGATTTGGGCTAGTGCGCTGTTAGCGGTTGCTGCTGCTGTGTCTGCTTGATACTCAAAGTCGGTTCCCAATATGCCTTGGATCTGATCAACTGTAGAAAACAGTAGCTCGAACTGACGAATCTGCTGCTGGTCGCCAAGGAAAGTTGCAAGCTGGTCGCGGGTAAGGTTGAGCCTGCGGGATGTGGGTGCGGTTGCCATCAGTATGCCAATGCCTCGATCTGCGCCTCAAGGCGAACAAAGGAAATGTGGGCATCACTGTCGCCACGGAAACGCTGAATGCGCCAGTTACGCATGTGGCCCTGCTGAAACCATGCGAGGCGCTTGGCGGTGTTGCCTGTGGTGCCGACTGCGATGCTTTTGTCCTGACTCCATGCAAGGCCGTTGACGCTGTAGCTGGTGCTTATCTGGGGATTCTTGCCAAGGGCCACGCTGCCGGTCAAGCTGACCAGCTCAAGGCGGTTGAAGATCGCGCCGTTGCCCTCGTTGTAGGCGATGATGGTGCCGAATTCCCAGCGGACTTGCTGGCCCCAATGGTGGCCGGTGTTTTGCACTAAATAGCCGATGGCGCTGCTTTGTGGGTCGCCCACTAGCCACTTGTCATAGGCCCAGACCAAATTGCGTGCGCGGTATTGGGTAAAGCCGACAATGGTGCTGGTGAGCGTAAACCAGACCTGATCGCCAAGCGCCTCGGATGCAGATGCGTCGTAGACCACGGTGCGGTCTGGCAGGTGGACGTAGAGGTGCTGGTGGTTCTTGTCGTTGCGTGCTTCCAGTTTGACGGTGGCAAGCTGTTCTTCGGTATAGGTCAAAAGCAGTTGGTCGATTTCCTGTGTGCTGATCTTCTGGGTAGTGGCTGCTGCCCCGATGTATATGCCTGGGGCTTCGTTTCTGCCGCTGCCCAAAAAGGCGATGCGCTCCAAGTAGACGCAGCAGGCAAAGGTGCCGACTACGCCTTTTTGGATTTGAGCGCCGTCGATACGTGCGAATGGGAACAAGTCGCCGCCTACGTTGTCGAACACTTCGATAGTGTTGCGGTTGAGTGCATAGACCTCGTTTCTGAGCTTGAGCAATGCAACCCCTGGATCTGGGTCCACCTCTGAGCTTCCGTATTTGAGGGGGTTGACCTGGGTGGGATCGTTCAACTCGGTGACGATGAGGAACTCGCCGTCGGTGGTCATGAAGTAACCGTCAACCCACACCAAGTCTAAAACGACACCCAAGTCGGTGTCTGTTACTTGCGTGAGTGCGCCGTTCCAGTAGTACAGGCGACCACCGGATACGATGGCCAAGCGGTCGAAGCTGTAGTCGAACGTCACTGAGGTATTGACTGGCCCACCAACATCGCCCAGAACTGTTACCGCACCGGTGCTGGCCACGGTCACTAGCTTGGAGCCCATGACTCGATAGCAGATGCCCTGCCAATTGACACCGCCACGGTCTGTGCCTGGGCCTGCGCCGTTGGCCACGATGCCGTCACCGGGGCGCAGGAAACCGTTGCTGATGCCAGACTGCTTGGGCACTGGCACCATGTTGACCGGGTAGGAGGTGCGCAGCTCTGGGGTAGAGTCGGCATAGATGCCGTTGAGGATTGGGATTTGCATGGCTTACCACTTAACCTTTGATGCCCACCATGCTGCGCTCAGTTTGCCCTTGGCAATGTTGTCAGCGTGCCGAGCTTTGAATGATTCGCGCCGCGCTTGGCTGGCCTTGGATTCGCCCTCTTTTTTGGGAGAGCCGGACACGCCTTGTTGACCGAAGCGAATGGTTTTCACCTCGTCACCAGACTTGGCCACCACAACGTGTGACTTGGTAGGGTGCGAAGGCGTGCGCTTGGGCTTGTTGTAGCCCTCGACGCCTGCGCGTGCCAGTCTGGTGTCTTTGGTGGCCATGGTCAGAAACTGATGTAGAGCT